CCCCAGCGCCCCCAGCGCCGTGTCGCGGCGGCCGGCCTCGTAGGCCAGGCGGTTCGGGTCGAGCGGATCGAGGATCGGCACGCCCTGGTCGAGCGTCACCGGCTGGGCCGACAGGATGCCGCCCAGCCGGATCAGGTCGCCGCGCAGGTCGGGGTCGGCGCGAAAGGCGCGGGTCCACCGCTCGGCCATGTCACCGGCGGCCGACCTCGACGGGAACAGCGCGCGCAGGAAGTCGAGGGGGGACCAGATTGGGGTGGGCATCACGCCTCCTCCAATATGATCTTGCGCAGACGGATCGGGTCCATGTCGATCAACCGCATCATCGCCTGATAGGCATCGGTCGCGCGCTCCCCACCGTAGAATGCTCCGTCCTGAGCGGCCCAGACCAGAAAACTGCTGGCGCATATCAGGTCGTCCGTGAACGCCCTGCGGTCATAATTGGTGGTGCGACCGCCGGGGCTGATGTAGTGATCAGCGATCTGACCAGCCATCACATCGCCCCCCCTTCACCACCGACCAGCCCGGCCGCCTGTGCGGCGCCGGCGGCGTCCTTCGCGGCCGATGCGGCCTCGGCCGCCATCGCCATCTGTTGCATCTGCTGCTGCTGTTCCGCCCGGGCGCTACCGGTGGCGTCGGCGCCTGCGCGCGCATACAGTATCGCCGCCGGAACGCCGTGCGCCTCTTGCAGGGTCTCGATCAGCTCGTCCTCATTGATCCGGTCGAGGAGGCGCGGCTTGATCTGCGCCAGCGGCCCGATATTGGCGAGAAGCTGCATCACCGCCGCGCCATCCCGGCTTTTCTGGGCGCGAGCCGCGGCGGACAGGTATTCGACCTGCAAGGGCGCGCCCCGCGCATGTTCCGGCGGGGGCGGGATCTGGCCCGCGCGCCACAGGGTCGAAAACCGCCGGCTGATCTTCGGCCGCAGGTATTCGCGCTGCGTGCGGCCGGTGAAGGGGGCCATCAGGCGCTGGCGCTCTTCCTCGATCGTGATCACCTCGGTCGCCGTCATGCCGGTGCGGCCGGCAAGGTTCATCAGCGACCAGTTGAACGCGTCCTTGATTTCGTCGTTCAGCCTCTGCTTTTCGTCGAAGGTCAGGCCGATCCCGGCATGGGTGTCCATGGTGCGGATCAGCGGGTTGCCCCGCACATCGACCCCGCCGTAGATCATCGCGCCCGGGCGCAGCTTGCCGTTCAGCGGCCAGGCGTCGCGGTCGGGGGCGAGTTTCACCGGGTCGGCCGCCATCTGGGCGGCGCGGATCGTCGCCTCATCCATCCGGTTGACCAGCCGGGCCGATGCCAGCGCGATATAGCCGGGGCCGTTGCCGCAGGTATAGCCGCTGTCGACATCCCAGCGGGCCACGTCAAATGGCATTTCGTCGAAACCCCGCACGCGGATCAGGGAACAGCCCATCTCGCAGGCATAGACCGACAGGAACGCCTTGCCGTTCGCGCCGATCCGGCCGGGCAGGAACTGACTGTTCGGCAGGACATGGTGCCAGAACCAGACCTTGGACTGGTCGTTCTTCTCGGCCAGCTCCACCAGGTTGGCGGGCAGGGCATCGGCCCCGAACATGGCCACGGCCGCGCGCGGTTTCAGGGCGAAGCGGCGCACAACCTCGACCACCGCGCCGAACCCGTCGATATCCCAGACCACCTCGGCCAAGGACAGGGTCTGGTCGACGAACTGGCGCTTCTCGGTCAGAAGCTCGTCATACTGGACGAAGTTGCCGAAGGCGCACAGGTCGCTGAACCCCTGAATGGCGGCATCGTAGAACGGGCTGACCTCGGGCGAGAAGCTGCGCAGGATGCGCGATGCCACCAGGTCGAGCCATTCGCGCATGTCCTGATCGTCGTTCAGCGCCGGATCGGGGGTGGACAGGCCGAACCAGCGGTTCGCCGGGTTGGTCAGGGTGCCGTAAAGCCCGGCCGACAGGTTCGACTGGGCGATGATCGGCCCCGACGACAGCGGCTTTTCCGTGGTCTTGTGGGCCGGGTCGCCTGACCGGAACCCGCCGCGCTGCGGACGGATCAGGCGGGCGATGTCTTCCCAGTCGCTCTCGAACTGCGACCGTTCGGATTTCAGATCGGTCCAGCGTTGCTGGGCGTCCTTGGCCAGCGGGTGATCGGGCACCGCGCCGATGCCGTGGAAGGAATGGCGAAGCATGGTCATGCGGGCGATCCCTGCTTGGCGAGGGCGGCGGCACGCTGGAACAGGTCAGCGAAGTGCCGGGCATCGCCGCGAGAAAAGGTCGGGCATTTCTCAGCAGTCGCATGAAGCGCCCAGATGCCAGCGGCCATCACCAAGTCAGCATACAGCGCCCCCACGTCCTCGGGCGGAGTCTGGTCCACCCGCTGCACTACGCGGCCTTCCGGCGTGTCGTGCCAGTTGTAACCGGTCACCCGACCGTCCGCGTGGTGGGTCACATCGCCGCCGAATGCGCGGAGAGGTTCAGGTGTGCTGACCAAGGCATCCGGCTCCACGGGTGCGGGCTGCGGGTCCATCCCGAATTCGGACCAATCAGTGTCATCCCAGATTGCGCCTATGCCGCCACACTCAGTGCATCCCATCCCAAGGTGGCATTTTAGGGTAGGTGAATAGGGGCCGTTCGGAACGCCCTCGCTGTGTTCGTGGCAGCCAGTGCAGGACAGCCATCGACCCGCCCCGTCATCCATTGCAAGGGCCACCGCCTGCGGGTCGATCTGATCCACAGATGTGCGCGTCATGCTGCCACCTGCCCAAGCTTGGCCGTCGACGGGATGCCGGTCGGGCTGGTCAGGACATTGGCGGCGGCCCCGGCGCGCAGGCGGCGCAGGCGGGCCTCGATGCGGCCCTGTTCCACCGCCTCGCTGTTGTCATAGGCCGCGATCAGGGGCGCGGCGACGGTCGGCATCCGGGGTCTTGTCATGCACATGGGGTGCTCTCCTGAGAGGGGATAAAGGCGTACTGGGCGAACTCGGCCCGGCCGTCGGGGCCGAAACCGGACATTGCGCATTCGGGGGTGAAGCCGATCGCGTAGAGGAAATCGGGCGCGGTCGGATGGCCGCCCCAGCACCGCGCCTCGATCCGGCGGATGCCGTGTTCGACGGCCCAGCCGGGCATCCCGGCGCGGATCATCACGGCCGCGCGGGCAATTGCGGCGCGGAACGCGCGAGCGCCGCGCAACAGGACCGCCGCCTGCGCCACGCCCGCCTGCCCGGTATGGCTGACGGCCAGCACGGCAAAGGGCTGACCCCGGGCCGTCAGCACATGGCTGGCGATCCAGGCGGGGCGCATGGCGCGCCAGTCGGCAAACAGGGCCAGATGCGTCGCATCTTCGCCCCGCACGATCTGCGCCTCGGCTAGATCATGCGGGTCAAGATCGCGGAACACGGCCATGGCGGCGTGATCGTCATAGGCCCTGATGCCGATGGCGCGCATGGGTCAGGCCACGCCCAGAAGGACGCGGCGCGCCTTGTTCGACCAGTTCACCACGGCCTGCCGGTCGTGGGTGGCGCGGGCGGTGATGCCGGCCATGGTGAAGGTCGCCATGGTGTCGTCGCCATCCTCGCCAAAGCTGGCCCCGTGGTCGCGCTCCAGATCGGCCACCATGCCCATGAAGACAGGGTGGCTCACCGTCTCATGGGCGCTGATGGTTTCTGCCAGGAAGCGAAGATGATCGTGATCCAGCGCAGGTTCGCCCTTGCCCTTGCGGGCGCGCTTGGGCTTTTCCGTCGCCATGGCTGCCAACTCGGCCTCGGCCGCTTCCTGTTCGGCCTTCGCTATCGCGGCGGCCACTTCGGCTTCCGCCTCGGCCTCGGCCTTCTGCTCGTCGGTCTGATCCATGATCATTCTCCGTAGGGGTTGAGGGGGTCGTAGCGGGTCGACAGGCCGACTTGCCGGAGCTCCATCTCTCGCTCCTGTCGCTCAATCGCCTGCGCGCGTTCAAAGCGGGGTCCGCTCCTAGCCGGGCGGTAGGACAGGCCGTCGCCGCGCACCTCGGACAGTTGCAGGTATTGGCCCGCATCCATCACGTTCGCCTCGGTAAAGCTCTTGTCGGGCACCTTGCGCTTGTCGCCGGATGCGTCGACTTCCTCTTTCCAGACATAGCGGGCCTCGAAACCGCGGATTGTGAACTTGCAGGATGGGTCGATCAGCAGGCCGGGCTGGCCACCGTGCACGAATTCCAGGCTGGCGCGCACCGCCTCAAGCCGGGGCTGGATCCGGTTGGTGCCGATCCGCTGCGGGCGCACCGTGATTTCGGCCGCCTGCGCGACCAGGCGGTTCCAGGTGGCGTTTTCATCCGCCGCCTGGCTGGCACCGTGTTCGCCGGCCATGTCGCCATAGGCGGCCAACACGCGATGCGGGGCAAAGCGGGGGGTGGCCAGCAGATCGCCCAGCCGGCGGCCGAATTCGCGGGCCAACAGGCGTTCCTTCGGGAAATGCAGCTCGGCATAGAAGCGCCAGAACATCCCGTCGATGAACTGGCCGATGATCGCCGCGCCCTTGAAGCCCTGGTCAAGGCCAATGCGCAGGGGTTCGCCCGGCAGAACCTCCAGCGTGTCAGGCGAGACATGGATGCGCCGGTTGAATTCGCGGCTGAACACCGGGTCGCCGGCGCGCAGGTAAACCACCTTGTTGTAGACCAGCCGGTCGATCATGTCGCCGCGACCGGCCAGCTTCATGGATGCGATCTGGCGCGGGTAATAGGCGGGCGACAGGTTCTGCAGGTTCTCGCATCCGGCCTCGCCATAGCCGGGCTGGTTGTAGAACTCGATCGTGATCGCCTTGGCCCCCTGCGGCAGGGCGGCCGTCAGCTGCTCGGCCATCTGCTGGCGGGCATCTGCGTCGTAGAAGACGTTGAAGGTCCAGTTGTCTTCATCCGGCGCGTTGAAGTCGCAGTCGATCTGGCCATAGGACCGCAGATGCAGGGGCAGCCCGGCGAAATGCGCGCGGCCCGGCCAGCGGTCGATCCGGCCGATGCCCACTGTCAGGATCTCCACCGGCATGGTGTCGGCCTCGTTCAGGTCGATGTCGGTTGTCTGCACCCCGCGCATCGAGGCGACGATGTCATCGCCAAAGGCCATGAACTCGGCCACGAATTCGATGGGGCCCAGATCGTCGTTGAAGTGGATCACATGGGTGACGGGATCGCCCCGCCCGCCCGACCAGATGCCCATGTTCTTCGGGTAGACCTCCAGATAGCTGGGGATCGTGGTCGACCAGAGCTGCCGATAGGTCTGACGGATGAACAGGCACTTGTAGCGGCGGACGCCGTCGACGGTCGACCGGGGCATCATCATCGCCCGGCGCAGCTTGCGGCGCATCTTCGTCGTGGTCTTGCCGCTGCCCACGGGCCCGCAGATGCCGACCACGTCGTCGTCGGACATGAAATAGGCGGCGGCGACTGGCCCGGGCCAGCGGAATTCCTCCAGGGGCAGCTTGTCAGCCGCGTCGGCAAGCTCTAGGCTCTCTACAGCCTCTTTCGCGCCAGCCCCCACCAGCCGGCTGATCTGTTCGTCGGACAGATGCAGGGCAGCACCCCCTTCCCCCGCTTCGCGCGGGCCAAGGGACGCAACATTCCCCCCACCCCATTCCGCCTGGCTCTGGTTCGCGCTCATCGGCCGATCTCCGAAAACCCGTATGGGGTCACACAGAGGGGC